CTTTAGAAGAGCATTGAAACATGGTTTACCAAAAGGTTTCTTAAAATCTTACAACGACTTCCTGGAGGTAGGTAAAGGCTGGAAATGGGTTAATGACCTAACGATTAATTTGTCTGATGGTGAGAGATGTTTCTTTACTCATGGGATGAGTGCAAACGTCTTACAAGTAGCTCAAAGGATGGGAATTAATACAGTCCAGGGCCATTACCATAGCAAGTCTAGTATTCAGTATTACAGTAATCCAGACAAACTTGTTTGGGGTGCACAAACTGGATGCTTAACTAATCAGCAGTCATTAGCTTTTGAGTATGCTAAAAACTTTAAAGATAGGTTTGTTATGTCATCATTAGTAATTGTAGATGGACAACCTAAACTTCATCCGATGGTTATAAAAAACCATAAATGGATAGGTAGGGTTATTTAATGAAGAAGGCAGACAAACTTAAAATGCAACAGATGGTTGAGTTTGGTTGTGTTGTGTGCAGGTGGTATTGTGAGGAAAATGACTTACCACCATGCAACATACATCACATTAGGGATAAGACTGGTCTTGGATTAAAAGATTCAGAGATGATACCCTTATGCCATACACACCATCAAGGCAAGTTAGGCATACACCAGATAGGGAAAGAGACTTGGGAGAATCGCTACGGAACACAGCGTGAATTACATCAACGAATGAAGGAGGAACTGTTTAATGAATGAACTAAAGAAGCAAGTAGCTGGAGACCATTATGTTAAATTGGCCATTCAGCCCGTTCAGTATATAACTGAAAACAACCTTACTTATTTACAGGGTAATGTAATAAAATATATTACCCGATTCAAGAGTAAGGGTACACCATTGCAGGATTTACAAAAAGCAAAACATTACATTGACATGTTAATTGAATTGGAGGACAAAAAATGAACTTTAAACAGAAAAGAAAAGTAAAGGAGTTGTGTCATGTATCAACCACTACCATATTACAACTTTGCATAGTTGCATTGCTGATAGTGTTTTATGGTGTGTTTGCTATGGGAGTATTGGCACAAGATAAAGGTAGCAAGGTAGGTGTTGGTAACTTTGTTATGGCAGTATCATACACTGAGTCATACGATGATTTAGTTTATGTTGCTAACTTTGTTAACTGTGATATGGCAATGGATTATTACAATAATAATTGTGCATCACAAGGTGCGATGATAATGCTTTGTCAATTAGAAGATAAGCTATATATGCCTATAGGTCATAATAGTGATTCATCTTTTGACTTTGCACCAACAGATAAACAGTCCTGCGGATTCGTAGGAGTTCAGAAACCTAAATTTACGGAGGATAATTAAAATGGGAAAAGGCTCAGGACGTAGACCACAAGAAATAACTGACCAAGAAATGGAAGATGCCTGGAACGCTATCTTTGCTGGACATCCTAATGAAGACGACTTTGCAAAAGTTAAGAAGGACATTGTAAAGCGTAAAGAAGATGTCATTAAAGAGGATGGTTATGGTAATGAACTACCTAAGACCAACGACCCAGATAGATTTGTAGATGACATTGGAGATGCATAATGGCTAAAACATCCCCAACTCAGCGAACACTTAAAAGAATGAGAGACAGTGGCGACTACAAACTAGTGCAGGTAGTAGAGCATTGGAATCCATTAGGTGGAGTAAGGCAAGACCTCTTTGGTATTGGTGATATATTAGGTATATCTATTACTGGAGAAACTCACTTGCTACAAGTAACATCATACGGAAACATGAATGCTCGTATTAAAAAACTAGAAGACCATGACTCAACCCCTCATCTACGAGATGCCGACTGGGTATTAATTGTAGAAGGATGGAAAAAAGAAAAGAATGGTCGTTATAAATCTTATCAATTTGACTTATCATAGGAGGAAATTTTTATGGCAACATCGTTAGACAACTACCAACGCTTTATCCATACATCAAGGTATGCAAGATATATCCCTGAGCTAAAGCGTAGAGAAAATTGGGATGAGACAGTTACTAGACTGACTGACTTTATCCGTAAACATCAACCAGCATTAGGTAAGGATATAGATAGAATACATGATGCTGTATTAAACTTACAAGTAATGCCAAGCATGAGGTTATTAATGACAGCAGGTGAGGCCTGTGAGCGTGATAACATATCATCTTATAATTGTGCTTACATTGCAATTAGTCACAAGAGAGCATTTTCTGAGTGCTTGTATATATTAATGAACGGAACAGGAGTAGGCTTTAGTTGTGAGAGACAAGAGATTGATAAGCTACCTAAACTGCCAGACAATATTAGTAAGTGCCCTGATACTATTTCTGTTGGCGACAGCAAACTTGGGTGGGCGAAGGCGTTTAAAAAACTTCTATCTAGTTTATGGGAAGGTGACATACCGACCATTGATTACTCTCGTGTTAGACCAGCAGGTGCTAGACTTAAAACATTTGGTGGTAGAGCATCAGGCCCAGAACCTCTAAAGAGATTGTTTGACTTTTGTGTAGAAACATTTGTCAATGCTAAAGGGCGTAAGCTAACATCTATTGAGGTGCATGACATTGTGTGTATGATTGGTGAGATTGTTGTGGTAGGTGGCGTTAGACGTTCAGCTCTTATCTCACTATCTAATCTTACAGATAAACGTATGAGAGAAGCTAAGATAGGTGCTTGGTATAATGAATACCCCTGGCGTGGTTTAGCAAATAACTCTGTAGCTTATACAGAAAAACCTGACATGGAAGTATTTATGGAAGAGTGGCTATCGTTAGTGAAGTCTAAATCAGGTGAGCGTGGTATCTTTAACAGGGTAGCATCTCAGAAACAAGCAAACAAATGGGGAAGACGAGACCCTGAGCACAACTATGGAACAAACCCTTGCTCAGAAATTATCCTCAGAAGTACAGGACAATTTTGCTGTCTCAGTGAGGTTGTTGTAAGAGCTGACGATACTCATGAATCATTAAAAGAAAAAGTAAGGTTAGCAACAATCATAGGTACTTTTCAATCAACCTTAACTAAGTTTCAATTCTTGTCAGCAGACTGGACTAAGAACACAGAAGAGGAAAGATTGTTAGGTGTATCATTAACAGGGATTATGGATAATAAGTTTATGGCTAATCCAGACCCTAAATTTTTAGAGGAGTTGAGAGATGAAGCGAGAAAAACAAATAAAAAGTATGCCAAACTCCTTGAGATTCCAGAGTCTACTGCAATTACTTGTGTTAAGCCTAGTGGTACTGTTAGTCAGCTTGTTGACTCCGCTAGTGGTATTCATAGTAGACATAGTGATTATTACATTCGTACTGTTAGAATTGATAAGAAGGATGCTCTTTATGAGTTCCTTAAAGGGAAAGGGGTCGCTGTTGAAGATGAAGCTTATCGTCCTGACAGCACCGCAGTCTTTAGCTTTCCTATTAAAAGTCCTAGAGGTAGCGTTACACGAGACGATAGAAGTGCTATTGAGGAACTTGAAACGTGGCTAATATACCAAAGACATTTTTGTGAACACAAGCCTAGCGTTACTATTAACGTTAGAGAACATGAATGGTTAGAGGTAGGTGCATGGGTGTATAAACACTTTGATGAAATATCAGGGATTAGTTTCTTACCACACTCAGACCACAGCTACTTGCAAGCTCCATATCAGCAGGTAGATAAGGAAACATTTAGGAAGGCGTTAAAAGAAACACCTCAGTTAATTGACTTTGAAGAGTTAATTGAGGATGAGGACAACACCGAAGGAAGCCAGGAACTAGCATGTACTGGTAACTCGTGTGAAGTGCTCTAAAAACGAGCAAGAAAACGACACTCTACCTCCCACTGTTTACGGGGGGTTAGAGCTGTTAGTGTGTAATTCGTTATTAGTAGTGAAGGAAAGGTAATAAACATCACGATAGACTTGCATAGCTCTCTATCAATCTTGTTATTCATTAACGATTATAAAGGATAACATTATGCAAACTTGGACTAAACCAGAAGCAACAGAAATGCGTTGGGGTTTTGAAATCTCAATGTATGTAGCAAACAGGTAACAAGCTCAGGGGATGGCTTATCCCCAACTAATTTAATAT